TAAAGGCTCTATTGTTAAAGCTGGAAGCGTACATTCCTTCAAAAGGGATTCCATTACGTTGAAGATAAGAATGAAAGCCCATCGCACCAAGACCAATCGCCCGTTCTCTATATGCACTATAAGCGGCTTTTGCAAAACCTGTTTTATCTTTGTCGATTTCAATTTCAAAATCCTCCAAACTATTTATTTTATAGTTGTTTACATCACCATCAACAGCTAAAGCATTAGCAATAAAATGTTCTAGTGTGTTATCTAGCATGGTGACTAGATCACTGATGAACAATTCATCGTCTTTCCACTCATCAAAGTATTCTAAGTTAACGCTGGACAAGCAGCAAACTGCTGTACGCTCTTCACTGGTAGGAAGGGTAATCTCAGAACATAAATTACTTTGACATACTTTAAGTCCTAAATCTTTTTGCTGCTGTGGTAGAGCCTCGTTACAGCGGTCAAGATTAACAATATATGGTTCACCTGTTTCTGCTCTGGTGTGTATTAACTGCCACCACAAATCCCTAGCTGAGATAGTTTTGACTGCCTGTTTAGACTTAGGGTCAATTAGACGCCAAGGTAAGTCATGCTCTACCGCATATAGGTATTCATCAGATAAAACGATACCGTTATGCAAGTTAAGGCACTTACGATTGAGATCGCCACCAGTAGTTTTTCGCATTGCAATAAACTCTTCAATCTCTGGATGACTAATATCCATATACGCTGCATAAGATCCTCTCCTAGTAACGCCTTGATTAAAGGCAAGCATTTGGCTGTCTACAACATGCATGAATGGAATGCTACCAGTAGACTCACTGCCGTTAGCAGTAGATATACCATTACTCCTAACATCACCCCAATATCCACCCAGGCCTCCACCTGAACTAGCCAACCATATGTTCTCGTCATAATGATCAGATAGACCACGCCTTGAGTCAGGAACATAATTAAGAAAGCAAGAGATAGGTAAACCACGAGTAGTTCCCCCATTACTAAGGATAGGAGTGCTAAACATGAACCAATTAGAACTTGCGTAGTTATAAAGTCGCTGTGCAAGATCGAAGTCAGTATGTTCTTGATAAGTAGCACTATAAACAGCGGCCCTTGCAAAAGCTTCTTGAGCATATTCTTCATCTTCCCAAAAGTATCTGTCTTTTAATGTTTGAATAGAAAATTCTGTAAGCAAACTTTCTTTATCGTAATCAATCTCTATCCCTAAATAATTCATCTTGCCAGTTTTTAATGTCATCAACGTCATCCTTTTCTCTTAACTGCGACTGCCTGTACCCTCTAGTACGTGCTTTATTTTTAGACTTTTTTCTTTTATTAAACTTTTCAGTGCGCTCTGCTTTCCTATCCCAAGACATCCTGATTCTCCATCAAGAACTTGAGCAAACGCTCTTCGTACCAACGAGCTTTGCGCAGATCTTCTATGGGCTTTTTCTTGTACCTAAACCTCCAACGATACTTTAGAGAGTTACCACGCAGATAACCTACAAACTCATCAGGCGTAAGCATAGCCTCAATAGCTTCTATACATTCTACTTTGCCATTATTATAATGAGGAGGATGATCTACCATATTATTTATTAATTTAGAATATGTTTTACCTAAAGGATTTTCATTATACACAGGATGCTCATTTGGTACGTCTTCTTCTTCTTCTTCGTCAAGCCACTCAACTGTGAACTTAGGGTCTGGGCTTCTGCCTATTTCTTTAGCTCTGAGAGTATCCCATTGCTCTTTGGTTATGTCATCAATACTCATTCCATCCACTCCTTTGGAAATGTTTTTTCTGAAAACCATCTGAACTTATTTTTTGTTGCCCATTCAGAATGGCTAAACTTAGTACCATTCTTTCTTTTCTTTGCTCCTGGCATAGGTGCATAAGGTGAAGCAAATAAAAATACTAATTCACAATCATCAGGCAAAGCTTTTTTAACCCAGATATATTTGTTATATTCTTGGTAATCCCAAAACCTTCCTTTAGATTCTAAAAGGATTGTTTTACCGTTTATAACTTTAATAAAATCAGGCCAATAAATATGCTCTACTACATAAGGCACAGACTTATTATGTAAACTCCAAGTCTTTAATTGTTTCTTATGTAACTCAGCTTCCCATTTAGAATCATAACCTTTAGGTATATTTTTTTCTTTAGGTCTTTTGGCTCTAGGTTTACGCATTTATAATCTCATTCAATGTAATTGTCTCTAAAGTTTTATCAGACCTTTTAAGAACCTTCTTTATCTTTTTTCTAAACCATTTTAAAGTATAAGCATTAGTTCTTATTTGTCCTTGGCTAAAGAAATAAGGTTCTTTTGGCATTAACTCTTGGATTTTCTCAGGAGTTAAAAGCTTTAACTGATCTTCAGGTAATAAAGAATACAACCATTCCTGTATTAATCTAGTTATCGTATTGTTAAATTTTTGTTTTTTACTTTTATTTATACGCTGCACTATATTACCTCTTCGACTCTAGGTTCATTAACTACTTTAGTAAAGTATGTTAAACCTTTGGAATACTTAAAAGTTCTTAGATCAGGATAACATTTATGTTTATGATAACAGTAAACACAAGCTTTAGGAAGCTTCATATTCCCTGACTTGCCTTCAGGTACAGGCTCATAACACATCTGTTCTGGAGGACTGTCCTGGTCTATGGCTTTTTTAGCCCTACTTATTTTATATCTAATGTTAGGCTTATCAAGCTCATCAGGCTGATACAAAGTTAACTCGCCTGTTTCTTTATTGATAGCTAAGAAACCACCATTAGAAGACTTCTCTGCTTCTTCATAACCACTTAACTGAGCAAGATAACCAAAGGGATCATCATCCCTAAGTGTGCCTTCTTTAAACTTTTTAAATGCAAAGTTAGAAGCAGTCTTTATGTCAACAACCTCACCATCAATTTTACAATCAATGTGTCCTTTAATGTTATCAACAACAACTTCCTTCTGCTCATCTGTTACTGTGTGTCCAGAAAGCTTTACTAAAAAGATTAAGATTTCTTCAAGCAAATGCCCATACAAAAACCTAATAGACAGAAAAGGATTTGATTGTTCTTTCTTTTTCTTTTCTTCTTTAAGATCAAAGTACAATTGTCTTAATGGTCTACCTACATTAGACATTCTGATATATTGCTTTGAGTTTTCTTGCGGTGTAGCCCAATGAGTAATACACTCTTTTAAATTATTAGTTAGTTCTTCTAATAATTCTTCTGGAATATCTACTGCTTTTTGATTAGATAAAGGCTCTAATGCTTTATAAATATCTTCAACTACTGTGTTTACTTTTTTCATGTTTACTTTTTCCATGCCTATGTTTTACAAACCTTAATTTACGTGTGAGAGAATTATAATGAAGATACACTACACCCATAGCTTTTTGTAAAGGAGTTCTTGCAGAAAGTCTACCATCTTTATAAGACTTGACATCTATTTTTTTAATGTTTCCATTTTCATCTATAGCAATTAAATCTATAGGCCCTGTGCATCCACAGTTCTTAAAGACTTGGTAACCTTTATCCCACAACCATGTTATAGCATAATGCTCTGCTAGATCTCCAGTTCTATTAGGGTCTGTTTTAGTGTGTATCACTCCAGTTGTCTCCTATCTTATATTCTCCATCTAAAGGACAACGTAAATCAAAGTATATTCCTGCATCTACAATAGCCTGGACACCTCTTTGACCTACTTCTTCTGCATCTTTTTCTAAACATTCTACCTGCCATTCGTCATGTACATTAGCTACGCACTGAGCATCTAAATGTTTAATAGAATCTACAAATAAAACCAAAGCTTTCTTCATAATTATTGCTCCTGCACTTTGCAGCAGTGTATTCAAAGCAGCATGTTCTGATCTTATAGTAACTTTGCGACCATCTAATCCTTTTAAGAAACCTCTTTTAGACGCTCGTTCAACTCTATCTTTGAGATTTGCAAGTGCTGGTAAATTAGCAAGGAAAGATTCTCTAAGTCTTTTACCATCTTTTCTACTTCCTCCAACCACTGAGCCAAGTCGTTCATTTCCTGCTCCGTATAAGTATGCATAAATGAATTTTTTACTCTTATCTCTTGATTCAAGTCCCGCAAGTTTTTGATTAGCGGTGTGAATGTCTCCGTTAAGGATTTCATTTGTATAACTCCTATCGTTCATGTAATGTGCAAGCATTCTTAATTCTAAACCACTAGCATCTATACCTACTAATTTATACCCTTCAGGCACTGTCCAACAAGATCTACAGTCTTTTCCATAAGGACTATAGGTGGCTGGTATCTGTGCCATATTGGGCTTAAAATGCGTCATACGTCCTGTTACAGCGCCATTGTGCACTGCGTAACCATGAACTCTATCGCCCTTTAAATTTTTAAACCAGGAATCTACTAAAGCAACACGCTTGTTTAATAATAAAAACTCACTAATTAATTTGGCTTGAGATATATCTTCTATTGCATTGAGTGTTGATTCATCTACAATAGGTTGTCCTGTTGGAGTAAACTTCTTAGGTTTCCAACCAAAGTCTTGTAAGTATTCTCCAATTTGTTTTCTTGAATTTAAATTGAAATCTTGTATCTTATATCTATCAAATGCAAGAACTTGAGTAGGATGTTTTTTAGAATAACATTCATACTCTTCTTCTGTCAACCCTTGTTTAGATAATGTACCATCTTTTTTAAACTTAGGTACTACTGTTTTTAACTTAACTTTTTTAGGTAAGAAAACTTTATGGACTTCTTCAACAATCTCTTGATTGGTTTGTTTTAATGTAGCCAAAAGCTTGTGCGCTTTTTCTACATCTAACATGAAGCCATAGTTTTCCTGATCTTTTAATATCTTTGCAACTTGATGCTCAAGCTTTATTGATTCTTCATCAAAGTCCGTCAACTCAGTTAACAATGCTTGGAAAACTAACGCATTTAATTCGACATCATTTATACAATACTCTAACATTTCTGGTGTGTATTCTTTAAAGTCTTCTTCTTGCATAAGACCTTTATGATAATTTAATTTAAAGCCCCATGCTTTTAATCCATGCCCATCTCTTTCAGGGTTTGCAAGTCTAGAAAGAACTAACGTATCTATTATCTTTTTATTCTTAAAAGATATGTCAGTAAGCTTTTCTAATACAGGAATATCAAATCCTAAAATGTTATGTCCTATAAGTATTTTAGACTTCGCCAACAACTCAATCCCTTCTTCTATATTAGAAGGAGAAAAAGAATATACTTGTTTTGTATCTATATCTTTAGCCACAATGCACCAGATAACTGATGCATCAAGACCGTCTGTTTCTATGTCAAAGACGAGATTCATTTATTTATTCCTTCGTTGTTCTTGCCTACGATAATTATATACTGTGGAATATCCCAAGTTTAACTTTTCAGCCATAGCTCCTACCTGCCAACCTTTTCTTGTTAGTTCAAATATCATTTCTTTTTCTTTATCTGTTAAAACTGTTCTGTGTATTTTTGCTTTCTTTAAATTCATATATCTTTGCTGTGCTGTGATTGCTTGATAAAACATCTTTCATCCTTAAAAAGGTATGTCATCTATAAGGGTATTTGTAAACTCAGTCTCTACTAATCTTCCTGATATAGAATCATACAAAAGATTACCTGCTAAACCAACTTCACCTGTATGCCTAGACTTTAAGATTCTAATCCTGGTTGTATTAGCCTCAGTTTTATCTTCAGCTTGTTGGTTTCTTTCTAAAGCTATCACACAATCTGACAGTTGTGCAATGGCTCCACTACCACGTAGATGGCTGATGTTTACTTCTGCACCATTCTCATGTCCTGCATTACCTTCTATCTTACGCAAGTGAGACACAAGTATAAGCCCTGCACCTGTTTCTTCTACAAGACTACGAAGCTGTGTCATTATATTATCTATCAGCCTTCTTTCATCACCACCTTCTAAGGCTGATACAAGCATGTGTAAGTGATCAAGAACTATCCATTTACATTCGCAACCTACAATTAAGTAACGTATCTTTGCAAAGATTTCTTCTACAGTATTGATCCCAAAATGTGAGTGAATAAAAAGTTTGTCATTAGACAATACTCTTTGATAAAGATTATCTAGTTCTTCTTCTGTGTACTTAGCTCTGACTTCTTCTAAGTGAATCTTTTCATTACAATCAATTGCAAGGATACCGTCTACTGTACGCCTCCAATCTTCCTCTAATGCAATGATGCCTATATTGTCTTCACTGTTGTTAAGAATCCAATGCTCTAACTCTCTTGTCACACTAGTCTTACCAAGACCTGTACCACCACATACAGTTACTAGCTCACCTTTACGGATACCATGTAGCTTTTCATTAAGCACTCCCCAAGGATATGGAATACTTTCTTTTTCTGTACGATCTTTCCAAGCACTAAATTTTTCTGATACTCTGATAATACCCGCAGGTGTAATAGTCTTTGCTTGCCAAAAGCAATCAACAAACTTTTTATGTTGTGCTTTTCTAAGCATATCATTAGCATCTTTATACTCTGCTGGCAGTGTCATTATCTTTGCTTTGTTAGGTGGGAATAACCCTGCAACTGTTTTTGCTGCATCTCTCCCTGCTTTATCTGAATCAAAACAAATAATTACATTTTCAAACGAACTAAGAAACTCAAGATTCTTTTTAACATCTGCTGCTGCTGACTGTGCACCATTCTTAATAGAAACAACAGGCCATCTACTACCTGTAAGCTCATAAGCTGCCATAGCATCACACTCGCCTTCTGTAATCGTAATGTACTTAGCACCAGGATTACAAAGAGTCTGTCCAAATAACTCAGCTTCTTGAATCTTGCCTTGACTAGTAAAACCTTTTGTCTTTACTTTACGAATCTTGTGAGCAACTAATTCATTATTAGCGTAATAAGGATAATAATGTTTATCTATTTCTCCCTCAGAATTATATGTAACTCTAACGTTATAATGTCTTGCTGTATCCTCAGAGATACACCTATCTCTTAGATCTCCAAAGACACCTGTGTAAGAATCTTGTGATATAACGGGACTCGACATAGTTATATTCTCTCTACTGTATACTTCATTTAGATGTACAGGTTTCTGTACAACATTATCAGGTTCTTCATAGTTTGGAAAGAATGTTCCACAACTAAAACATTTTGCTGATCCATTATCATTTATGCTCACAGCATCACTACTGCCACATGCAGTACATGCAACATGAAACTTAACAAAAGCCATTGCTTTCTCCGAATTATATTAAAGAAGTGAGGGACACCCCCCGCAGTGGAGGGTGACCCGAATGGAAGGCTAGATCTCTCTGGAAGTATCTTCAAGTACTTCTGGATCAGGAAGTGCTGGTTCAGCTGTATCAATATCAACTAATGCATCTTTAGTTAACATACTATTTAATGTTGCAGTAAATGATTTACCTGCCCCACTAATAATAGCTAACTCTTTCTGCAAATTGTTTTGTCTTATTGCTACTTCTTTTAGCAACACCCAAACGCTTTGAGCTTCTTCAGATAATAAAGAAACATCATAAGTACCACTATCTGTAATGAAATGTTCAGCCATTTTAAAACTCCGTTTCTTCTTCTTCGTAGCCAAACTCTGAACCATCAGCTGAGTCTCCACCACCACCATAAGGAACTAAGTCTAGCACCTGGACTGCTTGAAGGTCTAGACCTTTGAAGCTTCCATAGTGATTAGTAGTTTCCCATTCACGATACTGAACTTTAACTTCAGAACCATTACCTACAAGCACATCTAATTCTTCATTATTAGAATCAAGAAGTTTAGGAACTTTATTAAGCTTCCCATTCTTTTGTGCTACTTTACGTTTGATTACAAGAGCAGGGCCTTCTTGCATTTGTTTAATGCCATAACCTTTACTTGCAAAGCTTTGTGCAATATCTTCATCAACAAGTAAGTTGATAGAAAACACTGGTTCAAACTTTGTGTTAGGTGTTGTGATAGAAGCCCAATAAGCTTTACCTTGTATTACAGCCATGTTTTTATTACTCCTTTGCGTTAAAAACCTGTGCAGTTTATAGAGACTGATTAGCTATGTCAACACTTTTATGTGCGAACATCCTACAACACCAGTCTAGTTGTAGGTAATCATAGTTTAACGATACCTCCTTACGCCTAATAGCTTTGCACTAGCGCACTTATTACATAATGTTTTCATCCATAAATGAACCATCTGCATAGGGTGGCCTTTACGACCACACTCTGCACACTTGATAGAATTATCTTTAAGATCTTTCATAGTCTTTTACGTTCATTCTAGTCATGTTAAGTTTATACTCTGCATTTCTAATTACTACATTCTTTTGATGCATAAGTTCCCAAGCAAAGCTTTCATCTTCTAGACCTGCTTCTATTAACATTTCTTCAAGCCACCTGTGTTTAGCATCTGCGCTAAGACTATCAAGAATTTCATATACACTGTCTGCTAAACGCTCATCGTGAGCTTCTTTGTACTCGTTACTCATATCGTTACTACCTCTAGTTCTGTTTCAATCCAAACTTTTGCACCGCAAGGTAAAGGATTGTCTGGTGAATAAATTACTTTTGCCAAAGCTTTGCCATCAGTATTAACTATAGCTGCATGATTAGCTTTACGATTTTGCTTGTAATCTTTTACTGTTATTACAGGCCAGGAACCACCCTTATCATTTGCTTTTATGCTGTGCTGATTAACATGGATTCTAGTTTTCATAATGCTTCTACTTCCTCTAAAACTTTACCGTCTTTAGTTACAGTGTAGCCTGTTAGATGAGTTGCCTTTATTCTGTCTTCATAATCAGTAAACTTATAGTCACAACAAAGGACTACATCTTCAGCGTCTACTGACTCATCAACTAAAAGATTTACTTTAACCATGATTTGTTTGTACTTCATTATCCCTCCCATATTGCTCTGTCTTTGTCGTACTGTTTCGCTTGCTCATCTTCATGCTCCACAATAGGGAATCCAATTACAATTGCACCATAATTATCTTCATGGATGTCATAGTCACCAAGAGTGTGAGTATCTAACCAAGTCCAAAATTCTTCTCTAGTCATCTTGCCTTTTTCTTTTGGTTTAAGTTCCATAATTTTAATTAAAATGTCACCAAGTTGTTGCTTAGTACAATGACCAATAACATCACTTGTTATAGGTGTGTCGTACACTAGCTCTTCTTTACTATCAGTTACTGCTATCTCAAACAGACCCTTAGAGCCACCGTATGAAAACTCATTACTTATGATGCTCGCTCCGTATCCGTTAGAGAACATGATTTTATTTTGCATATTCATCTCCTGTTTCCTTTAAACTTAATAGGTTTATTAGCCCGTTCACGCCACCTTTTTTCGTCTAAAGCATGTGCTATTTCTAACATATCTGTCATAGACATATCACAGTATTTACAATCAATAAGTTTAATG